TACACCCAAGCATCGCCGTACACCCAAGCATTGCTTTCTTGGTCTAAGTTCTCATCTTTCTCAACATATCCTCCCAAATCACCTTCCTTGGCATATTTGAAAGACTTTGTACACTTAATTTGGAATAATTTAATTCCAAAAGTATTAAATACAAACTTGTCTGTAAGTTCAAATTTCTTTTCCATGTCAATCAAAATTAAAATTATCCTCACCGTCCGGTTCTTCCTCCAGCATATCATTACCGAAATCCATCGGTATGAACCAATCTGAAATAAACTCTTCCATATTATTCCTCCGTATCTTCACTATAACACGGCATAAGCAATCCAACACTACTTACATCCTCCATCATACTATCAAAAACAATAGGTTTATTAGTACCCTTAAATGTAGCGACACACTTGTCGCTTTCAAAAAGAGCTTTATTCAACCGTTGCATAATCTTCATGTCAAACTTCACTTGTGGAAGCGGAGTAGTCTGCGTATTCAAAGCACCCTGCAAGACTTTTTCCGCATCAGGATATTTATCAAATGTGGAAAAGTAAAAGAATACTTTATCATTATCCTTGCTGCATTCTATGCCATCTTCGGCAATCATAATATTATCGTATTTCAGCATATCTTTGTAGAAGTCAGCGTGAAGAAATTTTCCGTCAAGTGCGGTTATCTCAGGTTCCTTCAACCCCGATATTTCTGAAATTCTGTTTTTTGCCAAAATATGCCCGTCACTTGCGTATGCAAATCCGTTTTTGAAATAGATACAACACATTTCAGGTTTGATAGGATAATCTCCAGAACAAGCAAGATGCATCTGAACTTTCTTGTTAAAGTTGTTCCCTTTTTCTGACATAAATCATCCCTCCTTTGTCTTATTACGTTCCTTAATCATTGCATCAGCTATCTGATAAGCTGCTTTAGCCTGTTTTTCAGAGTTGTAGTTTATAATACTAACTTCTTTGGATGGGGAAAACAATGTTACAACTCTATTCCATAAAGTTCTTCTGCGTTTTGCTGTCATCATTATGCACTTCATTGCTTCAAGCGCAATATGATCGCGTGAAATATTAGATTCCATAATTTTATTGCTTTAATTGATTAATAACTTGTCTTTTGATTTTCTTGCAGAGCTTCCCGACAAAACGTCCATGCTTCTCTGTTCCGTCATCGGGCAACTCGTTTTTGTAAGTATTGAGCAACTTCTGGATGAGAAGCACTTCTTGTTTTGTCAAAGTAAGTTTCATAATTATTAGTCTTTAATCTCCCATAAATGCCAGCAAGTACTATGTAAGTTCACAAATTCTTCTCTCGGAGGGAATATTTGTGCCACTTGAATGTTATTTGGTAAAAACTTATATCGTACATCTTTCAACTGCTGATAACCTAATGGAAACTTAGCACTTACTGATAAATGCCATACCCCATTTTCTATTGCAATTATCAAACTCATCCCTTTGTATTTAAATACTCCAGTAGAATATACTCCATATTTGTCTGTTATTTCTTGCTCTTTAATATGAAAAGGGAATGACTTTGATCCATCTAACCTGTATTTGAGCAACTCTTCTCGTGTCATTTATTAAATGTAATTTATATGTTGTTCAATTTCAATCTCCATCAACTGAATCAAACGTTCTTCGTCTGGAGATGGGATATATATGCCACATTGGGCACTCGCGAAATTCCGAAACCTTTCAATGGTAAGGCTAAACTCTGTACTATCAAGGTCAGACGAACTTCTTAAGTATTTTAGTCTCCCAAGAAACTTGTCTTCTCTCTCACGGACGAAAGTGTCTTTGTTGCAGAGAATCTTGTAATAGTTCCGCTTTACATATTCCATCGTTTCACCGATTTGGCAACCGAGATAAGCAAGGCAGACATGAAGGTATTTGTTCTGATTTAAAGATCTTTGGGGTTTCTTTTCCGTCAATTCAAACACCTTCTGTTCCTTTATCAACTTCTCCAGCTTCGCTCTTGCCTGCTGGACGTGGAGAGGATTGGAACCATCGTATTTCATAGGCTAAAATGGCAGATCATCATCCGACACGCTAGGAGCATTATTTATATCCTCTGGGGTGGGTGATGTATTCTGAGGTACAAACTCTTTGAAATCTCCAAAAATATATTGCATTCCTTCTACCCGTTCCTCCTTTTTAGGGGAACAAGTGATGAAATGCGTATGCCCGAACTGGGATTTCTCTTTGCGTTCGATAACAGCCACATTCACATAGATTCTTTCAACTCCATCTTTACACTTAATTTTCTTCATCTGCTCACGAGGTATATCAGAGAGACAGATACTTCCTGTTAAAATCATAATTTTATAGTTTATATGTTATACAAATCCTCTTTTGTTTTTAGCAAGTGATATAAGTTTTTTTCATCTATATATTTGCAAAAGTCTTTTATTATTTGAGCATTCTTCTCTTCCATCTTACTGTCTCTCAAACATTCTATCGGATTATATATTACGAAATCCGTATTTATTGTGTTCGTAACCATATAACGTTTATATCCTTTAAAATGAAATAGATCAAAATAGAAAGTGTCACAACCAAACAATTCAAGATAAAAACTCCATTGACACGATTCTGTATAATCTCTTGTGTGTGGTTGCGAATATTTGGTTTTAATGTCTCGTATCACGTTTCGATATTTGACATCAGCATATCCGTGCACATGAACAGGGAACAATCCACAATGAAAATCTTTACCTTTATGTACTTCATGTTCCGCATCCGGATATTGTTTACGGTAATAAAGGGCATTTTCCACAGCTTTCCCATTCATAAGCACTCTAAATCCATCTTGTTCCTGCTCAAATGTGTTTTCTCCAACATAAATCGCCTTCCCTGTTTCTACAATACTATGGAATACAGATCCTATTGCTGCATAAGCGTTTGGTCCTTTCTTGCCTGAAAGTGTATTTAACACTCTTTCTTCTGTGTCCCATATTGAATGCTTATCCCTGAATCGTCTGAACGCTTCTAATGAAGTAACACTGATACGATACATAATTATCTCTTTTTGAATGTGATTGAATAGGATGTTGTAGAGCTTTTTGAAGGAGCGTACAAAGTTATAATCTCGCCTGTTTCTTCATCTATATCTGTTTTTTGTTCCTTTATAGCACGAAGAAAAGATTCACGTTCCTTGAGTCTCATGTCAATGTCGTTTTTTTCCTCATTTAACCTTTCCCATACCGGGTCACCACATCCTGTAAAGTCATATTTCACTCCTGTTTCTTTCACCTGTATCAACGCCCCACGGAATGAAGGGATTTCACCTTTTCCATACTTCCCTACTTCATTCAATACAGCTTCCCTTACATCCGAATCTTTCAAAAAAGTGCTTATTGTTTCACTAAGGCTTTTCATCTGTATGACAGCATCTATCGGATTTACATCACCATCAATTACTTTTTGTACAAACATACAGGCAAGTTCCGTCTGTTCCTGCTTCGTAGATGGAATATTGTTTATCTTCAAATCATTACTCATAGCAAATTATTATTAACTTTATATTGATAAAAATTGTCAGAAATGACAGTAATATCGTTCTGCGTAACTTTATAGTACTTTTCTATAAGATTGGATAACGAAAGACGTTTATTCTCAGATTTTGCTTTTTCAAGTTTCTGATAAATCCATTTCATTAAGTTCTCATCGTTAAACTTCTCTTTCGACAGGAGTTTTCTGTTATCTTTTTCCAATTGATTATTTGACTGACATTCATTATTCAGAGAATCAGAATCTTTTGTGTCATCTATACAAAACAACCCGTTTAATGCGTACTTCCGTGCATAAGACGATGTGCTTCCTGTGATCTGGCTTGCATCCATTCCCTTCTTTGACTCGTCCTCACGTGCGTATGCCGTTGCCGTTTCCGTTTCACCATTAGCATTCTTAATGGTTGCGGTTGCCCTTACATAATATCGTGTACCAATCATTACAATTTCGTCAGAAATAGTAAGTGTGCACGACTGACTAAACAACAATGGTTTTACTGCTTCCAAAATATCCTCGCAATTACGATATTTATAATTCCCAAATTTATTATATTGATCTTTGGGAGCCTTAAGCAAACTTTGAATTGTATTAAGTTCCTTCATAATTATATTATTATATTACCAACACAAAAAAGGCAGGTCCGCAGTCCTTACAAAGTTCCGCTTCCTGCCATGATATATCTCCACTTCTTCAAGCTCATTTTATAAGGTTAATCTAACTTTTTCTTTAGCCATCATACTGCTGATATTCGCTAGCGAAAGGGCTTGCTTAATTTCGGCTTTAGAGTAATAGAGTGGTGAATTTTTGCTTTCTCCTTTTCTGATAGGCTTTATCAGTTCCTTGCTTACGAGGATATTGAATCGTTTCAAGTCTATCTGCATCATTTTTAGCCACTTTTTTACATCTCTTAATCGGATAAGATCTTGTGCAGGTTCGTAAGCCTTGACTGCCTCCATATAACCGACTTGATAACTATCTATCATAATCGACTGAATATCACCTATATCCATCCCGACCTCCTTGTTTTTTCAATTCGCTCAATTTTTGTTCTTCTTCCTCTTCTCATTTCATCTTGTTCATGATAGAGTGATAGTGAGAAAACAAATAGTAGACAGCAAGCTATAGAAGACTTGATAGTAGGAGAGAAGTCCATTGTGAACTTCATCCCAGCAATCCTTTCATAGAGCATGGTCGCCAGTTCTCTGCCATTCCTTACGTTCAAAATCTCAAAAGCCTTTTGCAGCTGATTATTAATCGTACTGACCGCCCTGCATTTGAGGCTTGCAATCTCTTTTTTCTCATACCCCTGTGCATACATTCGTGCTGTAATCTCACATTCGGGAGTGAGTTCCGTAAATACTCTTTCCATAATCGTGTAAGTTTAAAGGCCTACGATATTCTTTTGGCTCTTATTACGCCTTCTTCCTTGATGATGACCGCTTCCCATATTTTCCCTTCCAAATACCCTTCTTGGTTCAGCATGGTTCTATAATTTTGGACGGTTCTCATGCGCTTTATTGGGAAATCCTTGTGCTTTCCTATCGGAATCTCTCTAAGTTCTTGCATAATGCTTTTCTGTTCCATATACATAAATTTTAATTAATGATTCGTGGATGGTAAGGGAGTCGAACCCCTCTCAATCGTGCCAATTGGTTGCGCAACACGAAGCTCTAACCGATAAGCTAACCATCCTTTTTGATTAAAAAGGTGCACTATCCTCACGGACGGCACACCCAATACAAACAAAAAAATAAATACGAATATCTAATCTATTATCAGAACAATGCTTTTAACCGCATTCTTGAAATGATCAAACTTCTGTTGCAAATCACTCCAAGATTTATACAATATTTTTTTCTCTTCAGCTAATTTTTCGTTAGCTTCTTCCAGTTCTTGTACGCGCCTTACTAGGTCTTCTTGAGTCATGCTTTTTAATTCTTCTACTGTCATAATCGTATAATTTAAAGTGTAGTCCGAAAGGCAGGAATCGAACCTGCTTCTTGTGGGGTAATGAGACCTACATAAAGAATATGATTATTATTAAATTACCACATGCATTCCATAATGCTACTTTCGGAGGATGTTCATACCTATATTCACATACCGGCATGAACGGATAATATTACTAACTAAAAAAAATAGATAGAGAAAATATTAGTCACACTCTTTCAGTTCATTGTATGTCAGGACTACCAGTCTTATGCACAACAGGAAGATAATGGAAAATATAATCACAGATACGCATTTTACAGGACTTTCCGTAACTATCGCACCATAAATCATCCCTAATGAACATAAGGCGGCAAATAAAGACATGATAAAATTGGCTGTTTTCATTATATTATTTTTTTGGAAGTTCTTGTATTCGCTTCATTATGTTAGATACTTCATCCGCATCTACATAGCCGATTATATCATTTGTTATTGGAGTGTTATAGCAAATTCCATTATTGTCAAGAACTGCAACCTCATAAGTATCAATACCGTTGGAATAAAACAAAGTGCCTTTTAATACACTTACTCCATATCCGTTCTCAAACTGCATTATAGCATGCTTTGCGTTCATATATTCCTCACGGATAGGAGAAGATAAGAGAAAGGCATCTTTAGCCATTTCATGTTGCTTAAAAAGCAAATCCTTGAATTGTTTTAGTTCATTCATGTCATTTAATCATAAGTTTGTTCCCCTCAACGGCTTAAACCGGTTGTTACCCCGAATCTTACGGGAGGGGATATATTAGACCTTTCAGCGATACTTGTGCCTAACCAAGCATACTTCTACGCTAAAGACAAATTGGCGTGCTGAAAGTAAATTTCATTTCAAATTAATATAGCCTACTGGCAATCTCCGCATCTCTGCTATGACAGCTTCTATATTTTATTATCTTTGGTTGGCAAAAACGGCTTATGAATTACACCGTAATTGCTTTCACAGACTTGTCAAAGAACTTAATCAAGAAGATTAATTAAAGTGCTTGCGTAGAATATTCTCTACGTCTACACAAGCTGTCGTGTGCGGATTATTATCGCCATGAGTTATCATAGTATCTGTTTTCGGGATGATTTATCAAGAATGATTCTTTCAATATATTGCCGTTCTTCTTTGCAAAAGGTACATCTTCTTGAAGAAGCGCAGAAGCCTTGATATAATCTCTTTTGTTCCGCTTAGCCAATCCCCATACATATTTCAGTGATTCGCTGAATAATGAGAATCTGAACATCATTAAGTGCGCATGGCGCATAATGGCTGCTCTATCATATTTGCCTTCTTCTGTCAAAAACGGATACGCTTTCATGGCTTTTTAATTTTAATGCGTTTATACTATTTTCTTATATCAACCTTTTTCCTATCTTTGTATCGTGTTTGAATGATTGATGATGCAAATATATAGCAATTGAATTAATAATCAAAACATCTGATATAATTATTTAATTCATTTGCTTTAATTAACAATAAAGTGAATTAATGTTATGATTGAACGTATTAAAGCTATAATGAACCATTACAACCTTAGCGTAAATGCTTTTTCAGCTAAAATAGGAGCTAATCAAGTTACTATCAACCAGCAAATGAATGGAGATAGAAAAGTAAGCTTAGATACCATATTGAAGATAGTTAATTCATTTGATTTAATATCCGCTCAGTGGCTTCTTACTGGTAAGGGTGAAATGTTCAAATCATCATCGCCAAAAGAAGAACCAACCCCTATCACCAACGAACGCCTGCTTTCTATCATTGAAAGTCAGCAAAGAACCATTGAGAACCTGTCTCGCAAATAGCAATTTGCATCATCAATATTTCAAAGAGCGATAGAATAATACTTTTATACTATTGTATCAATCATCACACTCGTTTATCTTTGCTATGTGATTGATTGCTGATGCGAATGTACTAATATTATTAATATAACAGTGATATTACTATATAAATATTATTGTTATTAATAGTATTTAATAATTATATTAATAAATATTACTGATATGTATAACTTAAAGGGATTCAGGCAAGCTTTTGGCTTAACACAAAAAAATATTGCTGACATTTTTAATTGTGGACAAGCTAATGTATCAAGTATGGAGAAGTCTATGAGGGATTTAGAGCCTGAGCAATATAAAAAGTTGTGTGAACGATTTGATGTTGCGTCTGTTGATAAATTTAAGGTAACAGACTTTATTTCTGATAGCAAAAAAAAGGAATGTGCATCAAATAATAATGGCTATATTACTTATTTGCTCCCAATGTCGGCAATGGGAGGTTCGTTAACTGGATTTGCAGAACCGGGAGTATTGTTGCAAAATTGTGAAGCTGTTGTTTCTCCAATTGAAAATGTGGATTTTGCCATAACGGTTTATGGTGACAGCATGGCTCCTGAATATCCTTCTGGGTCACGTATTCTCATTAAGAAAATTAATCCAGATTTGTTTATAGACTGGGGGAAAGTATATGTATTAGATACTCCTAATGGGGTTATAGTGAAAGAAGTGCATGAATCTAACAGAGAAGGTTATGTATCATGTTACTCAATTAACCCTGACCCTAAATTTAAGCCTTTCGATGTTTTAATGAGTGAAATTTTTGGGATGTATAGGGTACTAATGTGTTTATCAGCAAAATAGCTTATTTGTAAATTAACCGCATCTGCTAA